TTGGTTTTCCAGCCATTACTTATCTCCTTTTAAAAATTTTTAGGTACGTAATAATGTTTTGTTTTAGTTACTTGTTTTTTTTCTTTTTTTCTAGCTTCTGCTGCTTTTCTTAATTCAGTATTAGACATAGTTTTTTTATTAGTTCTATTAAACGTAAGAGGTAATTTATTTTTTATTTCAAACTGAGTTTGACCTAATTTAGCAGTAGATGCTTTAAGTTTTTGTGATGATTTAGCTACATTACTTTTAGCTGTGTCTAATTTTGTTTTATTAACTTTTGGACCAACACTTGTAATAGTATCAAATATTTTTTTACCTGGTTTTACAAAACTAAATACTCCCATTATTTTTTTCCTCCGTTTCTAAAAATCTGTGTACCCTTTATACCATAAATACTCGCCACGACAAGAATCCATAAATTTGTAAACCAGCTGGGAAGCTGCGAGAACATGTCGAAGAACAATTTTACCTTGTCCATCGCTGTCGGGTCATCCGATATCACTGCCCACGCGAGCACCAACACGGGCAAACTTAAAATTATCAAAACTGCCTCGTCCTTCCAATCTGACTGTCGGGCTTCTAACAATTTACCCTGGTAAGCTTCCTGACCACGGGCCATTTTTTCTGCGTGCATCAGTTGTGCATCTGACATTGCCATCTTCGTCTTCTGCTTGTTAGCGTAAATCTTACTTCCTGCAGAGACGGCTAATTTAATCGCCTGAAACCACATATTATACCACTATTGCAGTTTTTTTCTTCTCAGATAGCATTCTGTTTCTGCCTCTTACTCCAACTACCTCTGGTTTTGCGATGTAGTTAGGGGCACCAACAGCTGTTGACTTAGATCTTGGATCTATTTCAACTTTTTGCTCTGGGACATCAACTATTTTTTGTTTTTTATAGTTCATCATAGCTTTTTTGCTCCTTTTTATTAATTATCGTCTACCATAACTTGTGCTTGTTGTACACCTTGCTTTGCAAGACTGACTCCAGCACGTAATTTAGCTAAATCTTCGTTTTGTTCAAGTTTATCTTCGGCTATTTCTTGCGCTTGCATCAATTTTGCCTTGTTTAACTCTTGATTTGCCTGATCTGCTTTTGTTTTACGCTCGTTTTCCATCGCTCTAAGGTCAACTTCACGTGATTTTAATTTTAAAAGAGGGTCATTATCAAATTGTGATGTGATTTCCTTCTCTTCTTTCATGTATTCTTCGGTCATTTCTGCAATCAGAATCGCTTTTCTTGATTCTATCTGATTTGTCATCGATTGTAGCTGTTGTTGTATCTGTGGATTCATCGCAGCCATCTGTTGCATCTGCATCATCTCTTGCATTTGCTCTCTAAATTCCAATTGAACCTGCTCTTGAGCCATAATTGATATGTGTTCAAGTATATTTTTCTGTATCGCAGCCATAATTGCTGGATTATTTCTAACCATGTTGGTTGACATGAAATTTAAATGCGCTGTGATGTGTGCTCTATGGTCTTGACCAGGAAAAGCCTGAAAAGGTTTTCCTGCCATAGCGTTTATGTGTTCCATACTTGGGTCCATCGGTGCATTTGGTGCAGGTGGAGGTAGTACAGCGTCAACATTTTTAACACCGATCGCCTCGTACATGTTTCTATATATCTGATACATGTTATGTAATTGTGGATTTGATGTTGCAAGTTGCAATTGCGTTTGTGCCATCGTGATTCTTTGGGACATAGAAAATATATTTGGGTCCGCAACTGGTATGACATCTATTCTATCATCAAAGTCTGCCTGTTTTATATTTCTCTGTGCACCCACAACGTCATATGGATATTCTGGTGGTAGATATTGTGAAACCACTTTTGCTAAAATCTTAAATTCATCTTTCATTGCCGCATAACATCTTTTGTGTATCGCAGACATTACACGTGAACCTCTTTCAAGAAGAGCAATCGTTGTACCAACAGCAGCGTTTTGTTTTGTTTCTCCTATCTGCATGTCGGCTATAGATGCAAATCTTTGACCTGCCTGAACAACAACTCCTAATAATTGTAATAGTGTTGGTGATGGTTCTTTGTATGGCAATGGAAAGAAAGCATCTCTCAAACTACCGCCTGGTGCATCAACGTCTTTGAATTCACCTGGTTGTATTGGTGATGCTTCATCTCTAACTCTTACGCCCCTTTGTTTAAATCCTGCAGGTAAGTTTGCTAATGTTCCTGCATCTAGCAACTGACGGAGAGCCGTAGTTGCAGTACGGCTCAATCCGCCAATCATGTGAATGAGTCCAAAGCCATAAAATCCTAGTCCTGGCAGAAATTTGAAGTGGACAAAATATTGGATTTTACTTTTCTTTAGATCATCGGGCGCATAGTTCCTTCTGATAGAAAGAACTGTTCGGGTACCTTCGTCAACAGTTACGATGTAAGGTAATTTTATTCCTGTTGGCTGATTGTCTGCACCAACGTCTTCGAAACCTTCTAGGTCTAAATTTACATGACACTCTAGTAAAGTATAGATTGGTTCTGGCTTACCAGATTTTTTTGTGCCATCTAATTCTCTTTCTTTTTTCTCAACATCATTTTGTGTTGTGGTATTTGGTGGACCTAGATCTACGTCCACATAAAAACCATTTACTTGTTGTTTACGTAATTCATTTTCTGACATCTTGATTACGTGTATTACTGATTCCGCATCATCCAAACTTGTTGCCGTGTATGGCACAACCAACTCATCAGCTGGTACAAACTTAGATACCACTCTTGCAAGTGGTACATCATAATAAACTTTTTTAAATGTAGAACCTGCTAGTGGTAAATGAAAAAGCATAGAATCAAATTCTGCTTCATACTCTTTCATCTCATCCATGATAAGATAATTTAAATAATCTTTGACACGTTGAGCCTGTTGTTCTGTGCCTGGGTTTTTTAATCCCATGACCTGAGTTCTTACAGGTCCGTCGCTTGGTAATAATTCTTTGTAAGCCTGAGCTTGAAATTGAGTTACCGCTTCTGCTAACACTGGATGTGTTGCACCTGAAGCTCCTTGAAATGGTTCTGTTCTATCCTCATACTTAAATCCCAAAAGATCCAGACCTTGTGTATAAGATCTCTCCCAATCTTTTCTAGACATTTTATAATCAGTATAATTGTTTACCATTTCTCCACCAATAGGTTCTAAAACATCGTCTGGTAATATATCTGCTAGATTATCAAAATGATTTTCTGTTCCCGGTATATTTATAGCTCCCGGTTCAAAGTCTAAAGTTGCGCCGCCGTCCTCTTCTTGTATGACCTCTACGGGTCCTTTTTCTGTATCTTCTTCCTGAACGTTAACATCCGTCATCTCCTCTTCAGAGGGTACTTTGATTTCGGTTCTTGTGTTCGGGAGTCCTTTTTCTATTTCTGCCATTTATTACTCCTCTATTTTCATAGCACGATTAAACAAACCTTTCAAGCCCTGTGAATCAGGGTTCATTGATCTTCTCTGTGCACCCTTATCAATACCACCAGATAAACCTGCAATACCACCGCCTGCTTTTTCATCTCTAAAATTTTCAGCAAAATTAAGTGTTCTCAAATAATTCATATAATCATTAAGACCTTTTTCTTCACTATATTTACCTGTCTCATCAAATCCAAATTTAGGATTTTGTCTACCAAACAATGTAAAAAGTTTATTTAAACCAAAAGGCGTATAGCCCTTACCATAATAATCTCCTGTTGCTTGTAATTGTTCTTTTGCATATTCTGGAGTTACAGGTAAGTTTTTCATTCTTTTTTTTATTTGTGTATCAATACCTAAACCAGCTCCCGGTGCAAACAATATATTGCTAGCTCTGTCTACATTTGCTTTTTCAACAGCATTCTTGTACGCGTCCATAGTTAATTGATCTTTGATCTTTAAATCTAATGGACTTGACGTTAACATTCTTTCAGCCCTACTTGCATCACCTCTATATAAATCTTGTAAATCGGCTCTTGTCTCAGAAAGTCTTTTTTGTAAATCTTGTGAGTCACCAACATAACCAAAAGCACCATCACTAATTCTATCAGTATCCTCTATTTGATTTTTTAAATTTTGACTTTGTGCTGCTAGTTCATTTTTTTTCTTTAGTATATTTTGTAAGTTCATTACATCTAAAACTTTTCCTCTTTGTGATTCTGGTGCTGCTGCAAGCACTTCATCTCTTCTACCTTCTTCGTAAGTTTTTGCTAACCCCATTGCTTGAAATGGTATTGAAACGTATGAGTTTCTTAATCCTTGCATAAAAGAATCTCCTTCACTAGCCATCTTGTCAGCTATCAATGCTCCTTCAAATAACACTTCAGGTAGAATACCAAATTTCATTATGTTACTTGCACCTACGGCTCTTAGACCTTTTGTTAACTTATCAAAGTTCATGGCCTCTGCTTTAGTAAAATCTACACCACCTTTTCTAATTCTTTCTAATGCATTTGTAAAACAAACATCAACACTAGGAGTTCCATCTTGTAAACCAACTCTACCACCTTGATTTAAAAGACCTCTAGTTTTACATTTACCACCACCTAATATTGAAAATTGTTTTTTTACAGCTACGGGAAAATTTTTAGCTAAATTTCTATATGAAATAGCTCTTTCTCTAAAAGTAGTTTCAGGTCGTAAGTTTGCTATTTTAAGTGAACCATCTTTTTTAACGTTATATTGTAATCGTCCTGGAACATATTCCTCTGCTAAAGTATTTAATTGATTTACAATATTTGCCTTGTTTTCTAATGATGCGTTTTTAAAATTTCTTATTAATTTAGTTCTTTTCTGTGTAAAACCTTTAGTTCCTAAATAAGCATTTTGTGCTTTAGTTGTTGCAACTAAATTTTTTAAAGTTTGTTTTGCAATTTTAGGATCTCCTAACTCTTTTGCTTCAGCTAAACCAAATAAATGATCTTGTGCATATTGAAAATCAAAAGGTAGTTCACTAACATTAAAAAGTTTTTTCATTTTAGCAGCTTCATTGTATTGCATTTCTAATACTTTATTAAAATCCATACCTGCTAAATCAGCAACTTCTTTTAAGTTATTCATCCAACTAGAATAAGCTGTTGCTAATTTTTTTCTATATTTTTGAATTTTTTCTGGTGGTGTATTTTTTTCTATTATAGAATATATATTTAATGAGCCAGGAGTGTTATTGTACAAACGTCTTGAATTTAAAACATCTCCAAAAAAATAAACTACATCTTCATCAATAAATTTAGCATAATCTAAATATGCTTTTTTAGATCCAGAGCTTTTTTTAAAAAAAGCTTTTCCATCAGCATCGGTTGCTATTTTACCTTGCGCTACCAAATCATCTCTAACACTACCAAATCTTTTATCTATATTAACGAAGTCTAAATATTCAATAACTTTCTTTTTAAAATCTTTATTTTTAAACATTTGATCATAAAATATTTTTTCATAAGCAGTAGTAGGATTTTTTTTTATTGGAGTGCTGACACCGTTAACATTTAAATTTTTAACGAAAGGAAGTCCTTCTTCAGTTGAAAGAGTTGTTTGTGAAAAGATCCTAAATTTAGGATCTTTTTCAAAAATTTTTAATTGTTTTTTCCAAGCTTTTGTTAAATCTTTTTTAAACTTATCAAAGTCTCTTACACCATAATTTTTTGAATTTGTATTAATCCATTTTTTAGTCCAACTATTAATTTTATTAATGGCTTGTTCTCCTTCTTGTTTAGTTGGTGATGGTTTTTTAAAAGTTTTAGTTTTTGTATCATAAATTAAACCTTTTTTTTCAGCTTCTTTTCTTTTTTTAAAAATAGTTGTTCGTTCATATTCTGGCACATCACTAGCATATCCTGCTTTACCTGGTGCGGTTATTCTTTTTTTAACTTCTTCAGGAGTTAAACGTAACATTTTATACTCCCTATTTTTGTCTGTTGTTCTAAATGATATTAAACCTGTGTCTGGATTTTTTTTATATACTTTTCCATCAATTGTAACTTTTTCAAAAGGTTTTTTTCCTTGATACCCAGGTCTAGATCCATCAGCACTTGGTTGCACTAACATACCACCACCGGCCATTGGATTACGTTCATTGAAATCCTCAAACATTTCTCTATCTAAAGCTTGTTGTGGTCTTGGTATTCTATTGGTTGTTGTGATCTTATCTTCACCCAGTTCTTTTTTTAACTGTTCTATTACTGATTCGAAATCGTCCATTATTCACCTAACAGTCCGGCTAGTCCACCTGATTGAAATTCTTCAGGACCTGGATCGTAATCACCTTGTCTTCTGACAACCGCATCTGAGGCCGCTCCATCGATATCATTTGTTATATCTGATGCCTTTTTTTGTCTTTTTATATTTTGAACGAGTTCTTTCATTGTTGGTTTTTGACCTGTCGCATACTCTTTTAGTTTTGATACATCTGAGTCCAGATCTTTGATACTCATGCCACCGACCTCATCCACATCTAACTCAACATCATCAGGACCCACCATTCTTCCAACCGGACCCGATTCTGCTACCTCAAATTCTGCTGATGGTCTTGGATCTCCCTCATCAGGTTTAGGTTTTTTATATTGTAGTTGAACTGTGTCTTCAAATGTGTTTGCAGGACTATCATACTCTACTCTAACAGTGCCAGCATCAACATCCTGATAAACTGTTACGGTATTGTTATCATCAATTTTTTTCATGTGAACAACTTCTCTGTCTACAGTTGCAAATCTTTTAGTGACATCATCACCCTCGATTATAACTTTGTTAACCAATTGATCAAACCATTCTGGTTTGCCTGGCACGTTATCTGTCTTGATTATCGGAACGTTCTTGACACCCTTAACTGTTTTCAATGGTTTAAAAACCTTACCTACGATAGGAATCGCTGCAAGTCCACCTAGTAATTTTAGAAACGTTCTTCTGTTCATACCATCTTTTAAACCAATACGTCCACCGTCAGCGTTTAAATCTCTTTTCTTTTTGCCACCTGTCTCCATATTTTTTAATATGTTTTCTAATTCTAGGATTCCCTCATCTGTAAGTTTTGGTGTATCTAATTTACCAGCTGCACTTTCTGCCATTTTAGAAAGAGTATCAGCCATACCTTCTGCTGTCTCTCTATCAATACCTTTCCTCATCATCTCTGCAACTATTTCTTTTTTTCTTTCCATCGTACCGATATCTGATTGTCTTATATTTTTAGCAGCACCTAAAATCTCTTCAACCATCATTTTTCTATTTTTGGTTAGGTCTGCCTGCATATTTTTAATTAACTCTGGTGCGCCGATACCTTTTTGAATATCAAATTTTCTATAGATATTCGGATCTTCTAATAATTTATTGAACTGTTTTGGATTTACTAATCTTAGTATCTCTGAACCTGTACGCTCTTTTTCTTTGCCCTTGCTAAAAAATTTTACCATCTCTCTTAATGTTGCAAGGCCTTTTGGAAATTGACTTCCCATAAAGAAACCAATACGTCCACCATTTGCTTTGTCCTCTCGCAATTTATTTTTTAATGCTGTTATCTTATCTATTAATGGTTTCGCTCTTTCTCTAAAACCAGGAGTGTTAGGATTTAGATTACCTAACTTAGTTTCTGTTCTTATGATTTCTTTTTTAATTTCTGACATGTTTGTCGTGTCATAGTCTTCTAAACCGTAAACGTCCTCTCTGTTTTTTCGATCTAGAATTTTTTGCACTGAATCTTTGTTTTGTTTTTCTAGTTTTGTTTTTATCTCTGCCTCCATCATATTTTTCATAGTCTCTTCTTGAGACTGCACAGGTGCCGCGATATCGTCATCACCACCTCTGCTTCCTGGTGGTGGCATATCATCGTCTATTTTTTTATCTGCGATTCTTTGTTTTATTCTTTGAGTTTCTGTATTAGCTAATCTTGAAAAGGTATCTGTATCTATTGATTTACCTGTTTGTGTACCACCGATGATTGGTTTATTAGGGTCTAGCTCCTCACCCATTCTATTAAATATCTTTGCTGACTCAGTTTGTCTGATACCGGATTGTGCAGCGTCTTCCGCTTTTTCCATAGCCTTGATCCGATTTATGATCATATTTAATTGTGCTTCTGATTGAATAGCCATTGGATCAATGCCTCTACGCATCAATAGCTCTTGCATCATGGCTGTCTGAAATTCTACTTTTTGTGGATCTTTTAGTGAGATCATAATACCGTCGTCAGAACGACCAGCAACCTGTTTAGCAATAAAGTTTCTGATAATCTTATTTATCATTAGTAGTATATCCTCGTTGGTTTAGTTACCTTATCGTCCACATAATCTTCAGGATGTCCGATAAGACCACCCTGCCTGAATCGCATTATCGCCTGTGTCGTGGAATCCACAAGGTCATCATGATCTCCGTATGGAAAAGCCGCGCATTCTTCAATGACCTCCTCGGCAAATTTTTCCTCCGGACACCATATCATACCAGATTCAAACAGCGGCGCAACAGCATTTACACGTGAGTGCTTATCGTTTCCTTTTGATGGGGTGAAATTCACTACAGGTATATCCATCTGTCTCAACTCGTATGTTAATGGCAATCCACTTGCTTTAGACTCGATTATCACAGTCTCAGGATTCCAGTAATCATACTGCTCTTTTGCCAATCGTTTTAGCTCCGGAAATTCGTATCTGCCTTTGATGGCGTCTAGTAATATAAGATTAGCTCCCTCGTCCTCTGAGGGATACCAGACACCCCAGGTCGTTATTGCACTGTAATCAGCTGTCTCCTTTTTTAAAAATGCTGTATCGTAAGATTGTATCACGTGATGTATCTCTGGTGGTTCGTCGTGTGGATATCTTCTCCACCACTCACGTTTCAATATCGCTCCCTCTTCTGCTGTCGGGTTCTGCATCCACTGCGCATTCCATTTTGCAACGGGCAGAGTTGCCTGTACCTTCTCAAGCTCGTCTAGTTTCCAATACTCTGGCCACACAGGTTTGGGCCGTGTTCC